ATATTAACGGGCGATATATCACCAGAGGGCTGGTGCGTAAAGCTAAGGACGCTCAGAGGCTTTATAACTACTCGAGAAGCGTAGCGGTAGAGGTTACTGGACTAACGCCCAAGCAGCCTTATTTCGTCACTCCTGCGATGATCAAAGGGCATGAATCACGCTGGAAGAATATGATGGTCAGCAATGATCCGGTCATGATGTTCAACTTTGATAATGGCCAGAAGCCTTTTCGAGAGCAACCCGCGCAAGGTTCACCAGGGCTGATGCAAGACGCGCAAATAGCCGCAGATGATATCAAAAGCACGACAGGTATCTTCGACGCGAACATGGGCGCTCAAGGCAATGAAACGTCTGGTGTAGCGATTCGTGGCAGACAGTTCCAGGGAGAGATGGCGAACTTTGAGTTCCAAGACCAGTTGGTTGACTCGCTGGAGTTATCTGGCAGGGTGATCATCGACATGATCCCGTGGGTGTACGACACCGAGCGAACGATTCGAATCATTGGTGAGGACGAGCGGGAAGAGGTCATCACAGTCAATAAAACGCTCATGGATGGATCGACCGGAGAGTTTGTCAAGACGATGGATTTGACGATCGGGAACTATGACATAAAAGTTTCTTCAGGGCCGTCATTCACCACCAGGAAACAGGAAACGGCTGAACAGTTGTCGGGCATCATCGCACAGAATCCAGCGATGTCTGAGCTTGTCGGAGATGTCTTGTTCAAGAACCTTGATCTTGTCGGTGGTGATGAGGTCATCAAGAGGCTTAGGAGTGCTGGCGTTAAGTCGGGCATCATCGAACCGAATGAAGAAGAGGCGGCGGCGATGAGTCAGCAGATTCAGCAGCAGCAGCAAATTGAGGCCCAGGCGGCGCAACTAGAACTGGCGTTGAAGCAAGCAGAGGTTGTCACTGAGCAAGCCGAGGCCAAAGAACGTGAATCCAAGGCGATGATGAACACTGTGAAGTCTGCCGTGGAACAGTTAAAGCTGGCTGAAGCGCAGTCGGACCTGGAATCAAAACAAATTGCACAGATGAGATTACGCCAGAGCGTTGGCTTACCCATCGTATAGGAGGCTTTATGCCGCGAGTAGGAAACAAGCATTACCCTTACACCAAAGCTGGTGTGAAGGCGGCTAACGAAGCCAAGAAAGCGGCCAAGAAAGCGGCCAAGAAACCTAAACCAAACAAAGGGTATGACAAATGATGCCGCAAACTAGACCCCCGATTGAAGACCTTATTATGGCGCGTCGAGAGAATCCTGGCACTGGTACTGGTGGAGCGCAAGCCCTGGTCAACCAGATGGGTCAGCGTCCGAACATGGCGTTGCCTAACTCAACCCCGCAGACGGGAATGCCTGAGATGCCGAACTCTCGCCAGTTGGTGACGGGTAAGGATGGCAAAAAATACCAGGTGGTCATAGACCCTACGACGGGTTTGCAGACGTTCATTCCATACCGTGAACCGCAGCGCCAAGCAATGCCGCGGCCTCAGATGCCAGGACAAGGTATGCAGCAAGGTCGGCCAGGCGGTCCTCCGCAGGGCGGTGGTGAACTGATGAACCGGCTGAGAGGTTTGCTGTCAACTCGTGGCTAACAAGATTGCTCCAAGAATGGAGAGGCGAGATGATGGTGAATTTAATCGCCTTGCGCGGTTGAATCCCAGATGGGAGGTCATTGAGCCAGCTATGACCGTGGGGTCAAACATCCTCGCAGAGATACCAGCCTACGTAGCAGGGATGACAGAATTAAACCAGACCGGACTACCCAGCGAGGGAATGAGGCGCTTAGGCGAAGTCTCTGAGATGCTGACCTACAGTCCCAGGACGATGGAAGGCCAAGCAGGGTTACAGTCTCTGACTGACGGTGTGATGAAGGTTATGGACGCACTTGGCGTTGATGAAGCGATCAACTACCTGAACAGCACGATCGTGCCTAACCTTCAAAGAACTTTTGGCGAAGAAGCTGCGCGAGAGATTGGATCAAGCGTAATGATGGCGATCCCGTTTGTGCGAAAGGTTCCTGGTGTAAGGACAGGACTTGGCGCGATAAATGCTGATGATCTAGGCAGGGTTAATTTCCCTGAGAAGGTGCCGGCACCGAGGGAATTAATCAAACCAACCACAAAGGGTAAGGGCGGCAGGATTCCAGGTGCACCGGCACATGTGAAAACCCCCGATGATGAACTAAGAGCCATTGATAACTACCTGAACGAGGCAGAATTGGGTGCTGCTGGTGCGTTTTGGTACAGCAACACGGCAAGACGAATTGACCGTGATGTTGGAAATGTTGGCGGTGCCAGACCCGGTGCCGCAGATCGTGCAGCAGCCGTTATGGGTGAGTTTTCACCTCGCGCAACACTTGAAGCAAACAGGCTTGCCCAGGTCAGGGCATTTAATCAACATGCCACTGGCTTGCCAGTCGCAGCAGGAATGGGACCACGAAACAAAGCGGCGCAAGGCATACTGGACACGGGTGAGTTCTCTGCTCAAAGCGCACTGAAGGTAGGTCCGTTCTCGATGCAGGTTCGCGGTCTTTCTGTGCCACGAGGTGTGCATGATGTGCGAGATATTAAGTCCTGGGGGTACGGTGACGCTCAGGGGACAGGTGAGGCGAACCATCGTTGGATGGATAAAATGCAAGATCAGGCCGTTAAACTTGCAAACGAACGTAAACTTGCCGGTCGCAGTGACTGGACTCATGAACAGTTGCAAGCGTCCAGGTGGGTTAAGCACAAGGCCGATGATATGGGTGTGGATATAGCTGCGTTGACTGATGACTTTGGCCCGGCAGACCAATGGTTGGCAGCAAATGTATTCTCTGAGGCATCACCAAGCCAGGAACTGATGAATGCGGGCGCTCTCTCTGCCGCTGATGTTCGGATATACACGGCAATGCATCAGAACCTATTCACAAACCCGCAAGGGCAGGATGTATTGGCGCATCAGTTGGGCTTGCTGGCACCGGATTCGACCCGGTTTGTGGGTGAGTGGGATGGAGCATTTAATCCAAATATAGTAACCAGAATCATGGCAGACCCGGCGAAAGGTGCGGATGTCATCAGCGAGTGGAGTCAGGAAGCAATTGCATTCCACGGTGGGTTGCGTGGATTACTCGGCGGGCAAGCCGATGTGGCTACCAGCTTCCTGAGAAAACCAAAGTTAGTTGGCGACACCAATGCGTACCGAATACCGTTTGACCGTGCTGTAACCGAAGCAGATATTGCTTCGTACAAGAGAGCAGCACAAAAAGCACTGCGCGAGGCCGATGTGCCAGGTGATATTGTGGTTAATTTCCGCGGCGATAAGGAGCTTGAGCTTACCTGGCTGATATTTGATGAAACAGAGAAAGTACAGAAAAAGGCATTCCGTAACGCTATTGAGGGCATCACTGGTGGTCGAGGAATACCCGCCAGGAACTCAGGTGGGCTGTTGACCTATGAAGATAGATTCAAGCCAAGTGCCTGGATGGAGAAGTTGCAGAACCCGCTGATGCGCTCGAAGGTCGAGGATATGTTGCCCCGTATTGCCGCGGATATTGAACGTGACATAGCCAAGTTGCCACTGACCGATACAGGACGAGAGATTTATCAGCGTACAATTACACTTATCAAGGAAGGTGGCCTAGCGGCAGTGGAAAATGCTGTGAAGCAAGGCATATTGCCGGCAGCAGTTATCGGTGCTCTTCTACTCGGAGCCAATCAAGGTCCTCAACGCCCTTTTTCATCGCAAGGTCTTGGTCAACCCAGGACTTAGGAACATAGACAACACCACGGCCAGGCCGGGAGCGCAGGAAGTTAAGCCGGCGTTGAACATTTAATTCGGACTGTGGGTCACCCACAGTGAATAGCTTGCCTCGCCCATTTTTTTCATCATTCTTCATAAAAGTATTTTAGCACATTTATGCAACTTTATATGAAGATGACAATTCGGTTTAACGCACCGTAAAGCGTGGGTCTACTCGTTACCCTTTAAAGCGAGGTAAAAATTCGTGGAGACGAACTCATGGAAACTGATGCAGCGCAAGCTGAAGGCGATCTATTGCCTACGGAAATCGAGAATGCCGTTGTAGATTCTCAAGAGCCTGAGCAAGGCGCAACCTCTGAAGCAGAAGCGTCGAAAGACGATGCCGTGGAAGAGTTATCCGACGAGGAGACCGTCGAAAAAAAGGAAGAGGAGAAGCAGAAAAAGCGTAACTCTTACCAGGAAAGAATCTCACAACTGGCACGACAGAAGAACGAAGCTAATAGCAAAGTGCAGGAACTACAGCAGCAAAATGCTTACCTTCAATCGCAGTACCAACAACAACCCCAGGATGTTCCAACGCAGTACCCGAGGTTGGAGGACTACGACTACGATGAGGGTAGACACCAGCAAGCGGTTCTTGAATATACTTCACAGTTGAATCAACAGAACGTGCAGCAGGTAATGAGTCAGCAGCAAGCTGCCCAGATTGCCCAGCTCAACAATACTAAGCACCAGATTGCATCGGCAACATTTGTGGAAAGGTCTAACGACTTTTCTGTGGATTACCCCGATTTTCAGCAAAAGGTCGGAAGTCCTAATTTCCACCAATCCGACTTTGTGGCGCAAGAAATTGTTGATATGGACAACGGGCCGGCTGTTGCTTACTACCTGTCGAACAATCCGGCTATTGCCAACGCAATCAATCGCAAAGGCAATATGGATGCTCTGAAAGATTTAACCAAGATCAGTACAGCACTTTCTATTAATTCGAGAAGCAGGTCTGCCAACACCACTAACGCCCCAACACCTTCGAAAACGGTGTCACCTCGTGGGAAGGTTTCAAAAAGTCCCGACAAGATGACTCCTGAAGAATATCGAAAGTATCGGGGTTATTCGAAATAATAGGTAACTAAGATGGCTAATACATTACTGACACCTAGTGTCATTACTAAAGAAGCCTTGGCTATACTACATCAGAAACTCAATTTCGTCGGTTCAATCGACCGTCAATACGATGATCAGTATGCGAAGTCAGGTGCTAAAATCGGCAACGATCTCAAGATTCGTTTGCCCAACGAGTTTACTGTTCGAACTGGAGCGACTCTGTCGTCCCAGGACGTTACGGAAAGCTCGGTCACGTTAAGCGTAGCCACCCAGAAGGGTGTCGATTTTACGTTTTCTTCCGAAGAACTTACAATGCATATCGATCATTTCAAAGAGCGATACATTGAACCGGCTATGTCTGTGCTGGCATCTAACATTGAATCTGATGCATTTTCAATGTCAAAAGACGTGTACAACTTCGTAAATGGAGTAGGCTCTGCTAATACCTTTGCCCTAGTGACCCAGGCTCAGAAGCAGTTAACTCTGGGGTTGGCTCCATATGGC